ACAGCAAGCACAACAACTAATTATGTTCTTACTGCTAATGCTGGAGTTTATTCCTTCATTGGTGATACAGCAACAGTCAAAGTCAGTAGATCACTAACAGCTAACGCAGGCTCTTATTCTTACAACTGTACTTCTGCTGTACTTACTAAGACAACAGCAGGGCTTAACTACACACTAACAGCCAACGCGGGCACTTATGTGTTCACTGGCGGTGCTGTTAACATGATTAAATCTTCAGGATACTATGTCTTGAAGTATTGGACAGGAAGTACATGGCAGATTCTTACTAAGAATCCTACTGTGTACGGTTAATAACAAACATTAAGGAGTTCTCCAGCAATGGACAAAGAACTAGAACAGTATTTTGAAGCATACTTTGATTTGTTTAACACTCAAGGCTGGAAGCAATTCATGGAAGACATGGAAGGCAACCAAGAATCCTTGAACACGGTCATGACAATCAAAGATGCTAATGACTTTTACATTCGCAAGGGTAAACTTGAAGCTCTGAACATGATTCTGAACTTTAAGACCTACATCGAGAACTCTTATAAGGATGCTCTCTGATGAAAGTCTTTCATGATTATCTTTGCGATGAAGGACACATTCATGAGGCTTTCGTGGAACGGGGAACACCGTCAACTACGTGCCCTGAATGTGGCAAAGTTGCCTTGAAGCAGATTAGCACTCCGACAGTTAAACTGGAAGGAGTCACAGGGGCGTTTCCGGGGGCTGCAAGCCGATGGGAACAAGTGAGGGCTGAGAAGCTCAAGGTAGAACGTAAGCAAAAGGAATCCCATGGCGAAGGCCAAAAGTGGTGACAAACCTTATAGTATATTTCCACAATGCTTAAAGCACGGAGAACATATGTCTAAATTCATTGAGGACACTGAAGAACAAAATCAAGATAACCAAGTAGAGTATAGTCAAATTGATGATGCCTCTGCTGACGAAGCTGCTGTAGAGACTCAATCTGAGCAAACTCAACAGGAGCAAGAAGACGATCTACCTGAGAAGTATCGTGGTAAGTCCGCTAAGGATCTTGCTAGGATGCACCAAGAGGCTGAGAAGGCTCTGGGACGACAAGGTAGTGAAGTCGGTGAACTTCGTCGTTTGGTTGATGACTTTATCCGCAGTCAAGCCTCGGCAAAACAACAAACACAAGCCCCTATTGAATCGCAAGACGAAGATATTGACTTCTTCTCTGATCCACAAAAGGCTATTGAACAAGCTATTGCTAAACATCCTAAAGTCAAGCAAGCTGAGTCAGTTGCACAACAACTGAAACGTGCTGAAGCTATGGCTACTCTGAAGGCTTCTCATCCTGACTTCCAGAACATCATTGGCTCACCTGAGTTCAGTGATTGGGTTGGTAAGTCTAAGGTGCGACAAGAACTGTATGTACGTGCTGACCAAGGTTATGACTTTGATGCTGCTAATGAGCTTCTGAGCACTTGGAAGGAACGTCAACAGGTTGTCGATAAGGCTAAGGCTGTTGAGCAAGTAGAACGTAAACAAGCTGTAAAAGCTGCTTCTACGAACTCAGTTCGTGGTAGCGCTGAAGGAGCAGGAAAGAAGATCTATCGTCGTGCAGACATCATGGATCTTATGGTCAAGAATCCTGATCGCTATATGGCGCTACAGGACGAGATCATGCAAGCGTATGCTGAGAAACGCGTACGGTAAAACCGTTAAACGCTATCGCGTACGTTAAACTTTAATCATTTTGAAAGGATACTATCATGCCTTTGGGTACCTCCCACGTTACTATCACCACCGCTGCAACGTTCATCCCTGAGATCTGGTCGGACGAGATTATCGCTACTTACAAAAAGAGCCTCGTTGCTGCTAACCTCATCAAGAAGATGAACTTCAAGGGCAAGAAGGGCGACACCGTTCGCATTCCTGTGCCCACCCGTGGTAACGCCTCTGCTAAGGCTGCTTCGACCCAGGTTAACCTGATCGCTGCTACCGAATCTGACGTTGCTGTTCTGATCGACAAGCACTATGAATATAGCCGTTTGATCGAAGACATCACGGAAGTGCAAGCTCTGGCTTCGCTGCGTCGCTTCTACACGGAAGACGCTGGCTACGCTCTGGCCCGTCAAGTTGACACCGATCTGATCCAGTTGGGTCGTGGCGTTCAAGGCGGCGGTGGCACCAACGCTTACTCTGGTGCTTTCTCCGGCGCTGATGGCTCTACCGCCTACGTTGCTGGCACCAACACTGGTGTGGCTGCTCTGGCTGACGCTGGTATTCGTCGTAGCATTCAGCGTCTGGATGACCAAGACGTTCCTATGGACGGTCGTTTCCTGATCGTTCCTCCGTCTAGCCGTAACACGCTGATGGGCATCAACCGCTTCACTGAGCAAGCCTTCGTTGGCGAAACTGGTGGCAACAATACCATCCGCAACGGTGAAATCGGTAACGTCTACGGCGTTCCTGTGTTTGTGTCTACCAACGCTGACACCACCTCTGGCTCGACTGCTACCCGTATCTGCCTGTTGGGTCATCAAGACTTCGCAGTGCTGGTCGAGCAGCAAGGCGTCCGTGCTCAAACCCAGTACAAGCAAGAGTACCTGGGTACGCTGTTCACCTCTGACACCCTGTACGGCGTCAAGGAACTGCGTGACTACGGCGCTGTTGCCCTTGCTGTTCCGGCTTAATA